GTTGTGCTCGACGGTACGACGGCGTGGATCGACATGGACGTAGCTCTGGGCGCGTCGGTGCCTTATGTGACGGCGGCGTTTACGGTGAGCATCCCCGAAGCCGTGCCGAGTGTCGGCTTCGTGCTCAACTCAGGTAACGGCACAGGCGACTGGCACCTGTCACTGTTTGACAGCAACCAGCGGTGGTTCCTGAAAGCTGAGAATACCGCGGGCTCCTCTATGGGGTCGGTGTACCTGACCGGTTCAGCCATGGCCACGGCTACTGAGCAGAAGTGGCTTGTTAAGACCCGCGTAGGTTCGCAGCAAATCTGGATCGACGGTGTGCTTGCACTGGATACTGCCCTCAACGGTAATGCACAGAAGTCACCAATCCTGATCGGTGCAGGCAATATCGCTGGTGGTGCAATGGGTGTGCTGCATGTCTCGAACATGTGGTACTCCATCGAGGACAACACCACAGCGGTCTACTCCGACTTCTACGACGGCGGTGGCAACGCGGTGTACTCGGGGACAGTCGCGGGCATGGTCCCACTTGTGGACCTGAAGTCTCTCGCAGACTGGAACGCCAGTACCTACGCAGTCGGCACGTTCGTGGCGGCATAAGGAGAACGACAGGTGATACCCCCGCTTAGATTTAGGCGGGGGTTTTAAGTCTAAATCAAGTTCTTTACTTTTTGATGCTTCCAATTTATTTAGTAAATTTAAGTTCTTAATACTGGAGATTCTTAAAATGCTAACACTTGGAGCTGTGCAAGAAACTCTCCCTGCACAACATCGACAAAATATTACTCAGGATATGGTTGATCAGCTCAACTCCTTGTCAAAGGATCCTGAAGAGGCCCGGTATATCCGGGATAATTTTGTGACTTTCTCTCAGGTTTTACAAGAAGGTCGTTACAAGGTTGGGGATTATGTCCGTGCTGTGATGTATGTCTCTCACAAGGTCATGGGTAAAACAAACTTGGATGCTTATCGAGCAACCTTCCCTGATCGCTATGCGTCGATGAAGAATGCCGGGAAAGAAGCCAAGGACATTGCTTCGATTGTGACTGCCTACAACAAAGGGCAGTTGGTCACGAAGATCATGGAACGTGCGATGGTTCCTACTTGGATTCTGAATCAAGATGTATTCCAGTCTGCCATCAATACTCAGTATGAATTGATGATGGACATTGATGTTTCACCAAAGGTCCGGAGTGATGCAGCAAACAGCTTGCTGACCCACCTGAAGAAACCAGAAGCCACACACAAGACAGAGCTGAAGATCGACATTGGTCTGAACGATGGTATGGCTGCCCTTGAGCAGCAGCTCGTTGCTATGAGTCGGAAGCAGCTTGATCTGATTGAACATGATCCCAATGTCTCTGCGAATGACATCGCAGCATTACCCATGAAGACGGTGAATCCATGATCCAAGGTGAAGACTTCGTCCCAGAAAAGACCGTAGATGATTACCTCAACGAGGTAGACTTCATGATGCTCAACAGTCACGCTGGGTACATTCCCAGTGAGTTCTCGTTGAAATTCATGAACTTCATCAAGCTGGTCAACGGAGATCAGGGCGAAGACAACAAGACACCGGTCATGCACCTTGCTATGTTGGACAAGCTGGCCAGCAAAGAGAAGAAGATCGCCAACCTCTGTGCTCGTGGTACGGCGAAGACCACTCTCTTCATGGAATACCTGACTCTGTATCTGGCAATGTTTGGAACCCTCCCTAACTTTGGAGTGGTCACTGGGATGTTGTACATCTCGGACTCGATGGACAACGGTGTAAAGAGTGCTCGGAACTCAATCGAGTTTCGATACAACAACTCTGAATTCCTTCAGGCATGGATCCCCAAAGCAAAGTTCACTGAGAATTATCTGGAATTTGAGAACAAGCGTGGACACAAACTGGGCGTAAAGATGTTCGGTGCGAAGTCTGGTATCCGGGGTACAAAGATCTTCGGGAAACGTCCTGTGTTGGCAGTGATGGATGACTTGGTTTCAGATGCTGACTCCAAATCCCAGACTGCCATGGAAGCAATCAAGGACACAGTTTACTCCGGAGTCCAGTATGCGTTGGATCCAACCCGGAACAAGATGATCATGAACGGGACACCGTTCAATAAGAACGACATCGTCTATGAAGCAATTGAGTCCGGAGCATGGCATGTCAACGTGTGGCCGATCTGTGAGAAGTTCCCCTGCTCTCGTGAAGAGTTTCGTGGAGCTTGGGAAGATCGCTTCACCTATGAGTATGTCTTCGAGCAGTACAACTCTGCCAAGAAAGAGGGAAAGTTGAAGAGCTTCCGTCAAGAACTTATGCTCCGGATTACTTCGGATGAATCTCGTCTGGTTCAAGACTCTGAGATCCTCTGGCGTCCACGAGCACCCGTGCTCCAGAAGAAGCAGAACTACAACTTCTACATCACCACTGATTTTGCTACGTCGTCGAAGCAGACAGCCGATTACTCGGTACAATCAGTGTGGGCATACAATCAATCTGATGAGTGGCACTGGGTTGATGGGGTCTGTGAACGCTGGACCATGGACAAAGCTATTGATCAACTTTTTGAGTTTGTTGACGAATACCAACCTCAAGGTGTAGGTGTCGAGATCAGTGGACAACAACAAGGATTTATCCAATGGTTAATGAACGAAATGAATTACCGGAACAAATTCTTCAACCTGACGAACCAGAAGGGGAAACCTGGTATCCGGCCAACCACAGACAAGCTGGCCCGTTTCAATATGGTTGTCCCATTCTTCAAGGCAGGAAAAGTGTTTTTCCCAAGTGAGTTGAAAAATACGAAGACACTTGGTATCTTCATAGAACAGATCGCCCTTGCAACCAAGGACGGTATCAAAGGCAAAGATGACTGCATCGACACGATTTCCATGTTGCAGTATATGAATCCTTGGACCCCCAGCTCAGATACGATGGACGATGGTGACATTTCATCAGTACGTTCGAACCAAGTTTGGGGTAGTAATTTACTCACTCCTGATGATACAGATGAAACGCAATATGGATCCTATGTGGTCTGATTTTCTCGAAAGAGGGTAACACTATGATCCCATTTAATTCCTTCAGCCAACGTCTGGCTTTCGGTCAACTGAAAAACACATCTGCCGTGGATGAAGATAACCTTGGGGTTATCTGCCCAAAACACTATGGAACTATTTTGTCTTTGACCAATCAAGGTTTAGTAGATCTGTCAACACGGTTTCCATTGATTAAAGGTCAAGTCGATTTGACATTTGTCTTGAACCAGAACATATACCCACTGACTCAAGCCAATCTGGGAACATCTCTCACAGATTCTCCGGATGATACATTTCTTGATGACGAGTTTGTGAAGGTGCTGGATCTGTTCGATGCAATCGGAGATCGACATGTGGTCAATACTAGTGGTCACATTCTGACACCATCATTCAACACTCTTCGTTTTACAGATGCGAAGATTACTGAATTCACAGAGATTGCTTCTCCAGACCCAGCACGGATTCGCATTCGCTATCAAAAGAAACATCCAACAATTACTTCGACTGGGAATATCAATTTACCCCCGAATCTAGAGACAGCATTGCAACTCTTCGTTGCATCGTTGTATATAAGTCATATGGGCGGACCTGACCACTCAGCCAAAGGCGATAGCTATTATGCCGCCTACCTCCGGCACATCGGTGAGGATGAAATGAAAGATTTATCGTCCACCTCCGAAGTTGAGGAAAACGATAAGTTTACAAACCGGGGGTTTGTATAAATGGCTGACTTAAAAGATCCGAACCTAATCGGGGAAGTATTCAACCAGCGAGCTGCAATTCTGACGTTCATGGGATCGTTGGGTGGTAGCGTGCGAGCTGCTGTTTTGAAGACAACTTGGCGTGAAGGTCTTCGTGTGGTATTCGTTGGTGGAGCTGTCGCATTTGGCGTCGGTGTACTTGGGCCTGTAATCATGAAACCGTGGATTGGCGAATTACCTGATGAAATGGCTGGAGCTTTAGGGACTCTAACAGCCGCCTCCTTTTTTGTTGGTTTGGTGGCAGTAACACTCGTTGAGCGATTCATTTCTGGTCCTACTGATGGAGGTGGAAATGAGGCATAATAACCAAAGTATAAAGGTTTTTCGGGCAGAAAAAACAACCAAGAACCAAGATGACTTCAAGGTTCTGGTAGTTGGTTTAATGATTTCAATTATAATTCTTCTCATGATCCCATTCGTAGGTACTACCTATGATAAACAGTTTGCTGAACGTCCGTTTCTAACTGCGACCGTTGAGATCGTGAAGACAGATGACTATGAGCTTCCAATGCTTCTGTATGATGCAGATGCGAAGCAGCATGTACAGGCAACATGGATTGCCACTATCCGGGATGCAAAAGACATTCGTTTGGAGACTCGTCGTGGAAACGGAGATTACATTGTTCGTGAAGACAGTCCTCGTCTTTGGACATGGGAAGCCTTCTTCGACAATGAGTCAGGTGGTGCTTCTCCTCGTGTTCCAGAACAACCTTTCATGGTTTGTCTGCGTTACACATCTCGGACTGTGGACACCAACACGGTCGATGAGACCCCGGAAGTTTGCAGCAAGGTTTTCTACCCTAGTGAGGGAACCCCAATCGTAGAGGAAGTCCAATGACTATTTCCGTTCGTGATTACCAGATCCGGTGCAACTCGCTTGCTCTTCCTGGTTCAACTGTCCTGAAGGTTGACGGGATGAATGGCCCGAACACCCGTCGGCAGATTGCCATCGTGAAGAATGCGATGCAGGTAGATGACGATGAAGACATCATGGATCCCTCCGGGATCTTTCGTGTTCACTGGCACTGGGCTGCGTCCACGTACACGGTGAACTGGAACGTGGTGAAACACTACAACGGTGTGTTTGACAAAGATGGCAACAAGCATGACGGTGGGACACCTCCTCAACAGCAAGCTGTCTACCTCTCCGGCAAGTACGGCGTGAGCCATACCTTCAATGCCAACACAGGTGCTGTCGGTCTCTCTGTGGCAGCCATGGCTGAAGCCAAGGTGACAAACTGGGGAACTGGTGTCGTCGATCAGGGGAAGTACCCTCTGACTTGGGAAGGCATTGATGGGATGCTGAAGGAGACTGTGAAGCTGTGTCGTGAATTCGACATCAAGCCATCTCCGTGGACAACCATCACTCATGCTGAGGTCCAGACCAACATCGGGATCAAGCAGAAGAACAAGTGGGACATCCGGGTTCTTCCGGACAATCCGACCAAACTTCTGGGTGAAAAGGAAGCCGGGGACATGCTCCGTGCTCGAATGATGGAGAAATTCTGGTGAAATACCAACTCCAAATCATCGCTTTGATCGGAGGTCTCGCCCTGATGGGCGGGGCTTTCGTTTATGGGTATCACAAAGGTTCTCTTGCCGAATTGACAAAAATCGCTGAAAAGACTGCTGAAACCCAAGAAGACTTGTTCGATCTGAATGAGGTGATTCGCAAACAGACTGAGGCTCTTCGTCAAGCTGAACGTGAACGAGAGGAATTGATTGATGCACTCGAAGAAGAAGCCTCTGTGGCTGCTGGTTCTGATGGTCCCGGTGTTGTCACTACTGGGGGGATGCAGCGGCTCGAACGTCGGTGGGGTCCGAATCCAAGAACTTCCAACTGACGTAACTGAACCTTGCCCACATCCTTTGGAAGTGATCCAAAGAGTTCGAGGTCTTTCCGTTGGTTCAGATGAGATCCGTATGGGTCGTCTAGGTGATGCGCTTATAGAGTGTGGCGCTGAGAAACAAATTGCTGTAAACGCAAATCAACAACTCATTGAGATCTTTCGAAACTAGGAGTCGAATCGTGAAAAATGAAAACGACATGATCGAGAACGATGTCCAGTCCCCGAAGACTGACAACGACTCCACGTCCGAGATTTACAACCCTGCGGACCTGAGCAAACCTCAATCTGAGAAGCTGACCAAGTGGGCGCAAGAGCCTTCGATTGCTGATTTGAAAGGCGATCTGGAATATGCTCGTCAAGAGAACACCGACCAAAAGGCCAACGTCGAAGGATGGATGGCTCTTCGAAATGCAACCGGTGCTGAGTCTGGAAAAAAGACCAAGACTCCAGGTCGTTCTTCTGTTCAGCCAAAGCTGATCCGGAAGCACAATGAGTGGCGTTATCCTGCGTTGAGTGAACCGTTCCTGAACACGGAACGTATGTTTAATATCAACCCCCGCACATTTGAAGATAAAGCTGCTGCTGACCAAAACCAGTTGATTATTAATTGGCAGTTCGACACCAAGCTAAATAAGGTTGATTTCATTGACCGATATGTCCGTAAGACTGTGGATGAGGGGACATGTGTGGTTCGTGTTGGCTGGGAACGGAAGACCGAGAAGGTCAAAGTCCTGAAGCCTGTTTATGAATACACCATGATGGAAGTGGGTGATGAAGAGGGTATGCAGATGCTGGCTCAGGCAACTGAGATGGCGACATCTGATCCTGAAGCATGGGAAGCAGATCCTTCAATCCCTGATGAACTTCGGGCTGCCGTTGAGTATGGGCTTGAGGACCAAGAGATGGTTGTCGCCACTCAGATCGACGAAGAGTGGGTTGAAGAGACCAAGATCACATACAACCAACCTTCTTTGAAGATCGTCGATGTGGCGAACTTTTTCATTGACCCTTCTTGCGAGGGTGAGTGGGAAAATGCCCAATTTATGGTTCATACCTACGAGTCCACAAAGTCCGAGTTGAAGAAGCGTCGGATTTACAAGAACTTGGAAGAAGTGAACTGGGGTGCAAACCAGATCAAAGCACAAGTGGGTGATCCAGATCACGAGACAACCACACCCATTCCCGATGGCCGGATGAACTCGGACAAAGCCAAGGTGCTGGTCTATGAATATTGGGGTCTGTGGGATGTTCACGGTGATGGGGAGATGATCCCGATTGTTGCCACCTTCATTGGTGATACAATGATCCAGCTCACAGAGAATCCATTCCCTGACCGGAAGCCTCCGTTCGTTGTTGTTCCGTATATGCCTATCCTTGGTTCAATCTGGGGCGAAGCTGATGCTTCTCTTCTGCAAGACAACCAGCGGATCCTTGGTGCTGTTACTCGTGGTACGATTGACCTGTTGGGTCGCTCTGCAAACGCACAGTCAGGCTATGCTAAGGGCTTTCTGGATCCAGTGAACCGGAAGCGTTTCGTGAATGGGGAAGACTTCGAGTACAACCCGAACTCAGATCCTCGTGTTGCAATTCAGCAACTACAGTATCCTGAGATCCCGAACTCTGCTCTGACAATGATGCAGCTCCAGAACGCTGAAGCTGAGGGTCTGAGCGGGGTCAAATCATTCTCAGGTGGTATCACTGGTGAAGCCTATGGCCGAGTCGCTCGTGGTATCTCTGGTGCGTTGGATGCGGCTGGCCAACGTGAGATGAGTATCCTCCGTCGTCTGGCCGAGGGTATGCGTCTGATTGGCCGTAAGATCATGTCGATGAACGCTTATTTCCTGGAAGAGAAAGAGATCATCCGGGTCACGAACAAAGAGTTCGTCGAAATCAAACGCGAAGATCTGTCTGGGAACTTCGATCTGCTGGTGGACATCTCCACTGCTCAGGTTGACGAACAGAAGTCTCAGGATCTGGGAATGATGCTTCAGACGATTGGTCCAGATATGGATCCCGGTCTCTCGAAGATCATCCTGGGTCAAATCGCAGATCTGAAGCGTATGCCTGATCTTGCAGAACAGATCCGTGCTTATGAGCCTCAGCCTGATCCGATGCAGGTTCGTATGCAGGAACTTCAGATCGAGAAGCTGGAAGCAGAGATTGCTCTGGACCGTGCTCGTGCTCTTGAAGCAGAAGCCCGTGCTGAAGGCAAATCTCTTGATACAGAGCTTGAAGTTACTGGTTCTAAGCATCAGCGTGATGTTGAGAAGATGGGTGCTCAGGCTCGTGGCAACCGTGATCTAGAAGTCACCAAGGGTCTCCTTAAAGGGGAGACTCCTGCTGGTATGATTGAGGCTGCTGTCGGTTTCAATAAGTTGGTGGAAGAATCAGATCGTATGCAGGCAAAGCCTGAAGCACCTTTGGGACGACCACCAGTTGAACAGCCAACGTTGCCAATGGCCCCCCTTGGAACTATTCCCCAACAACAACCTCTTGCTTTACCTCAGTAAAGTAAGTTACGAACAATTTACTGTAACATATCAACCACAAAGGATGTGGCAATGAACCTATACGACGAAAATGTGCAAGACACCGAGGAAACAGCACACCTCACAATGGAACAGTATCAGGAGTACAAAGCCTCCTGTGAAGAGCTGCTCCGTCAGGCAAAGGCTGCTGCAAAGCTGTCTGAGAATTCTGAGTTCAAAGAAATCGTTATGGATGCGTATTTTGACCAAGAGCCAAAGCGGCTTGCTGGTTTGATGGCAACTGGCCGTCTCTCGGACAAGCAGTTCGATGAATGTATTGGTGAGCTTCGTGCCATTGGTTCCCTCCGGACATTCCTTCAGGACTTCATCCAGAAGGGCAACATTGCTCAGTCGGAACTGGAAAATCTGGAAGCCGCTTGGAATGAAGCAGTTGAAGCAAATGCTTCGATCAAGGGGGGTGAATAATCATGGCTGACGAGAACACCACACTCGACATCGACACGATGTCCGATGAAGATTTCATGAAACTCGACCCGTCTCAGATGCAGGAAGTAATTCCTGCTGACGAGCCAGAAGAGGAGACTCCAGTTGATGAGGACACTGGTTCAGAGGATGATGGTGAAACTGGTGAGACTGATCCGGATGAAGGAGATCCTTCTGGTTCAGAAGCCCCTGCTCCTGATTCCGATGAAGGTGACAAACCAGCCGATCCTCCTGCTGACCCGGAAGATGAAGGTGCCAATGAAGACCCTGAAAAGGGAAAGACATCTCCAGCTCCGGAAGGAAAAGATGAAAAACCAGCAGAACCAGCTCCTGCTGCGAAACCAGAATCGAAAGATGACCAGGCAAAATCTGGGGATGTGAAACCTGCAAAGGTTGATCCCAAGATTGCTCAGGACTTCTTCGAGAAGGTTTCTGCTCCTTTCAAGGCCGATGGTCGTGACATGCAAGTCAAGACTCCGGAAGATGCCATCCGTCTGATGCAGATGGGTGTCAACTATTCTCGTCGTATGCAGGAAATGAAACCCCTGCGTGCTCAAGATCAGATGCTGAAATCGAACGGTCTGAATGATCCTGAGAAGCTGAACTTCCTGATCGACCTGTCAAAAGGCGACAAGGGGGCAATCAAAAAGCTGCTCCAAGATCACAAGATCGACCCTGTTGATATTGACACCACTGCGGAAGATACTCCGTATCAGGCCAAGAATTATCAGGGTGATCCCAAAGATCTGGCCTTTGATGATGCTATCAAAGAGACTCTGGCTGCCGAAGGTGGTCGTGAGTTGATTGGTGACATCAACAAGGATTGGGACGAAGTTTCGAAAGAAGCTCTGCGAGATCAACCCACCATCTTCCAGAATATCCTTGCACAAAAACATTCAGGGGTTTATTCGAAGATTAAAGCTGAATTAGATTACCAGCGGACGATGGGTTATTTGACCCAAGTTCCCTTCCTCCAAGCCTACCATCAGGTGGGTGAGGCGATGCAAAAGGCTGGTGTTTTCGACGAACCAAAAGCCCAACCGACTGTTGTCGGCACTGGCACCCGGAAGGCTGCTCCTAAGCCGAAGACTGAGCAACCCACTCCAAACGTCTCATCGGCAACTCCACCCCGATCCGCTCCAGCAAATGCTGGCGGGCAACACGCAGAACCGGACTATTCGTCTATGAGTGACGAGGATTTCAAGAAGTTGGCTCCCCCCTCATAACGAAGAATCCAGTTGAGAAGTTTGAAAAGGAAATAACATGGCTCAACTTTACAATGCCCCTCCGGGTACGGCTTCGGACATTGGTCCGCAGTTCAACACTCACTACTGGGATCGTCGTTCTCTGATCGACGCTGCCGAACAGATGTTCTTCAGCCCTCTGGCTGACGTTCGCTCGATGCCGATGCACTACGGCAAAGAGCTGAAAGTCTACTACTACGTGCCTCTGCTCGATGACCGCAACGTCAACGACCAGGGTCTCGATGCTACCGGTGCCGTCACTGCCTGGGGTAACATCTACGGTTCGTCCAAGGATGTTGGCCTGATCAGTGCTCGTATGCCGACGCTGACCGAAGAAGGTGGGCGTGTGAACCGCGTTGGTTTCACCCGTCTCGAACGCTCTGGCACGCTGCAAGAGCACGGCTTCTTCACTGAATTCTCGGACGACATGATGACCTTTGATACGGATTCCGATCTGTATGGTCACATGAGCCGGGAAATGGTGGCTGGTGCCAACGAGATCACTGAAGATCTTCTGCAAATCGACCTCCTGTCGAATGCAGGGACTGTGGTCTACACTGGTGTATCGACTCAAGACAGCGAGATCACTGGTGAAGGTGCCAACCCGTCGGTTGTTACCTACATGGATCTGAAGAAACTGAGCATCGTCCTCGACGATAACCGGACTCCGAAGAACACCAAGATCATCAAAGGTTCGACCATGCAGGATACGATGACGATTAATGCGTCGCGTATCATGTACATTGGTTCGGAACTTCAGATCACTGTCGAGAACATGGTTGATGGTCTGGGCAACCCGGCTTTCGTTCCTGTTCGTAAGTACGCTGCTGCTTCGACGATCATGAACGGTGAAATCGGTTCCGTGGGTGACTTCCGCGTTATCGTTGTGCCGAACATGATGAACTGGGAAGGTGCTGGTGCTGTTGCTACCGGTGCGAACCTCGGTTACTCGGACGACGGTGCCAACTACAACATCTTCCCGATGTTGGTTGTTGGTGACGGCTCTTTCGCAACTGTCGGTCTGCAAGGCTCCGGCAAGAAAGGTGCGAAGCAGAAGTTCAAGATCATCGTCAGGAAGCCCGGTAAGGAAATGGCCACGATTCAGGATCCTTACGGCAAGATCGGTTTCAGCTCGATCACGTTCTACCACGGCTTCATCGCCCTGCGTCCGGAACGTCTGGCTGTTGTCAAGACCGTTGCGGCTGAGTAATCAGCTCTAAGGGGAGGGGGCTAACGCCCCCTTTCTTATCCTTTAACCTCTATCTAATATGGAAGATCATCCAATGAACATCAGTAAACTCGCACCCGCTGAAGCTCTCGAAGCTGTCACGGCAATGGAAACTGTAGAGCAACTTCGTGAAGCAGCGACCTCAATTAACGTCACATTCTCCGGCAATACCGGTGAAGGTACGCTCCGGAAGAAGCTCATGGATACCCTGTCTGCCGATCTGAACGAGCTGGACACTGACGACGACGCTCCTGTCGATCTGACTGAACCAGAAGAAGAGACCATCCCTGATCTGGGCGGCGATAAGTTCGACCCGTCTGAAATCCAATCGACTGCTGGCCCTGCGAAGAAGGGTCCGTCGATGAAGGAAATCCTGGAGATGGATCCGAATGAGATCACTGATCCTCTGCTCCTGCGTCAAGTGGTTCGTGCCAAGGCACTTCGTCTACGTCGTGTGAAGATCACCAATCTTGACCCTGCTGATTCTCAGCTTAATGGTGCCATCATCACTGCTGTGAACAAGTTCACCGGCAAGGTTGCCAAGTATGTCCCCTTCAACGAAGAAGAACATCCCAACGGCTACCACATCCCTGAGATCATCTTGAACCAGTTGAAGAGCCAGAAGTTCCCTCTCCGGAAGGAGATTAAAGGCGGCCAATTCGGCGTCAAGAAGTACAAGACCACAATGATCAATAAGTTCTCTATCGTCGAGCTTCCACCGCTTAACGAGAAAGAATTGGCTGAACTGGCTGCTCATCAGCGTGCATCTCACGCTATTGACTGATAACTGAAGAAGTACAATTTATTGTAAGGACTTATGGCTATGCCCGTAGAAGACACATGTAACGCAGACGCACAGGCTAATAGTCTTTACACTTCTTTGGTTGGAGATCTGGATCCGATTGACTCTGTAAGTCTCTCGGATCCAGCTTTTAATTTTGAGATTGATGAAGACAGTGACCTATATTCTGATCTCTCTTCAGTCTCACTAAAAGATTTGACTGAAGTTGAGATTGATGGGAACGGTGTATTCGACCGTTTGATGGCTGCTGTTAACAACCATCTGAATCAACAATTCAAACTAAACCGTATCACAGGGGCAGAGTATTCCCGTGTATACTCAGAATCTTTGCTTGGAGTTTTGGGTACTGCTTCTCAATTTGTTCTGAATAAAGACAGACAGAAATGGGAAGCAGTCTCAGCTCAGTATGCAGCTCAGGCTCTGGAGCTGGAAGGCAAGAAGTCTCTTCTCAACTATGAACAGTTGAAGCTTGAGTACAACAAAAATCTTCTTGAGACTAAAGTCGTGGGTACTCAATATGCACTCACCAAGATGCAGATTGCGAATGCTGATATAGCCTATTGTCTGACTGCTTCGCAGAAAAAGATGGTCGATGAGCAGTTCGAGAAAGAACGTAGCCAAACCTTGGATACACGTTCTGATGGATCCTACGTGCAAGGTGTTGTTGGCAGCCAGAAAGCTAATCTCGATAAAGATGTTGAGACCAAAGCGTATAGCCTGAACAACCTCTTCCCCGCTCAATTGAGTGTTCTCAATGAGCAAGTTGAGAGTGAACGTTCAAAGACACTAGTTACTCGTCGAGATGGTACTCCTATTACTGGTTCTGTTGGTAAACAGATTGATCTGTATAATCAGCAGATTGATAGTTTCATTAAAGATGCAAAACAGAAAACTGCGAAAATGTATCTTGATGGTTGGATTACTTCAAAGACTTTGGACGAAAATCTTGCTTCTCCGAATGAGCTTGATGTCCCTTCAGTAAGTGAAGTGCTACTGTCTTTGAGAACAGAGAATAATCTTTAAAGGTGTCATCAGATGGGTTTGTTTTCAGGGAGTAACGTGATCAACGTTTCTTCTTCAGTCTATAATCTGGCTGGAGAAGAACTTGATCGACCGAATTTCTTGAAAACAACTTTGTTTTCAGCAGTCATGAGTCCATACGATCTGTACTTGGGCGAGAAAATTATAGACAATTACTTGAAGGGTCCGGGGATCCTGCAACGATCTTTTTTCAATTGGGCTGTAAGAAATGAACTATCAGGTATCCCAACCTACTCTCAAAATATAATTGAAAATATATCACAGAGTATTGTAGAGCCATACATTCCTATTCCAGCCTCTCCTGCTGGGTTGGTTAACATTGTAATTTCTGCGGAAATTACATTTGGTGATTATTCTTTTTGGGCAGAACGTTGGTTGTTCGATAATGCCCCAGAAGAAGTCGCACTAAACTGGTTCGCAGACTACGATCAAACTAATCACCAAATTACCATTCAATATGAGAGTGGGGCTACAGTTGTTATCCCTGCTGATTCTTATGACAAGAATGAGAAGTTTGTTGTTGCTCGATACTACCAAGTAGTGCCGACAAGTGTGGAACCTATACAGGTTGGTACAAAAATCTTAAACATCACACCAGAGCCTTCGAATTCTGGTTTTGTGTTCAGTGCCACAGCAAACATTAATACTGTTGGCCATTCTCTGGATCAAACTGTTCGAGTGACCAAGGAGTATTCTGATGGAAGTCCGACCACGACTACAAATACTCCAGAGACGAATGTGGAAAGCTTTACCACTATTCGAGACACCTACACCAAAACAGAGTACGTCGGTAATACCGGTGGGACTCCAAACAACAATTCGAGCATAGAGACTACTCTTCTGATTTGGGAAAGAAGGAGGATCTATACTGATCCCACTTTCACTGTTGAAAGTGTTGTTGTTAATGATCTCGGAGGGGGAGATACTGAGACTGTAACTACTTCACGGTCTGGTGAGTATCTTGAACCAATCTATGATTACCAAGAAAAAACCCAAGAAACCATCTTTGACAAGATTGATGGGGATGGTGGTATTTGGATTTATATGATTGGTGGGGGAAACACTGTACTCAATGCTTTGGTGGTAGATACTGTTGCTGGGCCATCATACGAGTATTACCCTATTCTCCCCCTCAGAATTAACAATGAGAGCATCAGAGAACCTGGTTTTGAGGATCTGTATGCTGAAACCAAAAAAGCCTATAAGAAGGCCACAGGAGGTGGTCTTAAAGGGTATAATATTGATAACATCCTAGACAAGATTGAAGACAATCCTGACATTGGAGACATTGACTACTCTTATGTTCAGTGGGGGTGTTCTGTTAACATAATTGATCTTTCGAGCAAACGATACATTTATCTGTGGCTGAAGAGTTTGATGAATATTCAAAACACCACGTCTGCGGATATTACAGCTTTTGAGGATAGTGTTGTATTATATTCTGATTTTCAGGCTCAGTTGATTACATGGAGTGCTGCACAAAATAATAGCTTAGATCCGTTGTTTAATACGCCGAGACCCACGTACCCTTTGTACACTTCCCCTAAGACAACAACTATTCAATTGAAGAGTGATCATCCCCAACTCGGTGGGTTTGATAACAGATATACGTGGATAAATATTAATGAAACTTTTCACTCTGGTTTGGGAAAAGCCGGGGCTGTGCTAGATGATATTTGGTTTGATAATGGTTCAACGATTAACTGGAACATCTCTCAAGAGTTCGGAGAGCGAGAAGGATCTTCTTTTCGGATAATTGATAGAAGTGTCTCAAGTGTAGAGATGTTTAAACAAACAGGAGTAAATTCTTATTCAAAACTGACCATTTGGGGAATGTCTCACGACAACTTTATTTATCAAGGAAAAGCGGTCACCACTTCATTGTTTGACGGTGTGAACGATACAAGTGAATCTGTATTCCTAATCCCATTACACGCTCCAACAGTAAAACTGTTGGGTATCAAAGACTTTACTCAATTGAGTATTTCAAACACATTTATCACTTTTAATTCTTATGAGGTTGTGAAGAAAAAGTGGTATGAGTCCTTTTTAGGAATGTTGGTCGTTCTTGTTGTAGTAGTAGTGATCTCAGTACTTATTAACCCTGCACTAATGGCAAACGTGTCTGGTCTGTTGGGGTCTAATATTGCATTAGGAACAACTCTAGGTTTCACAGGTACAGCAGCCATTGTAGCAGGTGCTGTTACAAACGCTGTGGCTGCTATGATCCTATCTCAAGTGTTGTCTCAAGTAACTATACAGGTTTTTGGTGAAAAGTGGGGAGCCATTCTTGGTGCTCTGATTGGCTTTGCTTTGAGCTTCGGGATCTCTAACGGATTTTCAAACTTTAACCTCAGTACTTTGATGAACCCTCGTACTATTCTTAGTTTTAGCTCTGCGATTGCTAACGGGTACTCTGGCTTTACTCAAGCAGAGACTGCCGAAATCAATGAAGAGATGATGGGGAACCAAGAAAGTTATGATAAATCTGTTCAAGATTTGAACACTTTGTTACGGTCTTTGGGTCTTGCAGATGACTTGCTTTTTGATCCACTGGGACTTACAGAGAGTGCAAGAGGCAATGAGTATGGTGCAAAATCTAGTTATGTACCTGAATCCCTTGATCAGTTTATATCAAGAACCATGATCACTGGTTCGGACATTGTTGATATTACTCTCTCATTGATTACAGACTACACTGAACTACAGCTTACATTGCCTAAAGGTTAGGAGAAACAAATATGGGACTATATGCTAATCCGGTTGAAAACCCGCTTATGCCTTCAATGCCGGGGTTGGACACTACTGCAACAAATGCTGCCGTTGCCGGTAATACCAATAACATGGGGACTGGTTCTTGGACCTCTTCTCAAAATGGTACAATCTTCAACAGTCAAACTGGTGCTGTACAGAAGCCCGGATTCTTCGGTCAAGGGGGTATGGCTCAAATTGGTTTGGGTGCCATCTCTACTCTTGGTTCACTCTGGAACAGTTTCCAGCAGAACAAGATCGCCAAAAAGTCTTTGGCTCTTCAAGAACGGACTTTTGAAACCAATCTTGCAAACCAGACAAAGACGTACAATACGGAACTCGAAGACCGGATCCGTACTCGGTATGATACCGAACGTCGTGACCCTTCCGAAGCACAATCATACATCGAAAAGAACAAGCTGTAAGGGATACATATCATGGCTCGCCTCACTATTGAACAAATCAAGGCACCAGATCTTTCGGTGGCTTCTCAGGCAACTGCTCGTGCAGGGGAGGCGTTTCGTAAAGGTATGTCTTCTGCATCGGATCTCCTGTCTCAATACCAATCTGGTCTTGAGACACAGGGTGATGCTGAACTGACCAACCTGCTGGCTGGTGCAAAGAATGAAGACGAATGGAACTCCATTCTGGCTTCGACTGACTTCAGCAAGATGAACATCTCTGCTGGAATGCGTCAGAATATCATGAACCGTCGAGACAATATTCTGGGGTATGAGAACAAGCGTGCTGACACTCGTTTGGTTGATGCCAACACCGGCAACGTCAATGCTACTACTGCTCGGACACGGAATGCGACCGGCATTGACACGAACCAAGACAATCGAGCTGGTGAGCTGCATGGTGTCACCATGGCTGATCACAATTGGCGTCAAGGTGCTCGTGCAGAGGATGCTTCTTTGGCAGGGGCTGCTCTTCGTGCTGCTGAGGAAAGTGTGACCAATGGTTATGACCAACCTGGGGTAGGCGGCCCGGTCAGTGGTCAAAGCTCTGGTGCTGCTGCTGTCACTCCAGGGACCAATACTGGTCCTCGTGCAGATGGTTCAGGTATTTCTGTTCCAAATTCTCGTCCCGCAATTCAAGCGAACAACGATGATGTCCTCATGTTGGCTCGTACTCTGCAAGCTGAGGCTGGGAACCAAGGTCGTGAAGGCATGTTGGATGTCGGATCTGTCATTGCCAATCGTGTGGGTGACTCCCGTTATGGTGATGGGACTATCCGTGGTGTTGTCATGCGTCGTGGTCAGTTCTCTGCTTGGAATGGGGAGACTGGACATGCTGGTGGTGAGCAAGGCCAGAACATGAACTTCCAACCCAATGCAGATGCTATGGCTGCTGCTCAGGCCATCATCTCTGGGAATTATAAAGACCGGACAAATGGGGCAACCCACTATGTGAACAAGAACATCTCCAACCCTAGTTGGGGGAACAATGTTACATATCAGCGTGGAGATCACTGGTTTGGGCAAGCTGATGGGCCGGGCAATGGTCAACGTCCTACACCTCCTGCTGGTGGACCTCAGCCTCGTCAACGTGTAACTCAGAACCCGAACCAAGGTGGTCCAGCTCAACAGGCTTATCTAGGTGCTCTGGCAAACTCTCAGTATCAATCGACTGCTGATGTTTTAGCTGCGTACCAGAACCAGTACGACTACAATGAGACTGGTCAAGCTGCCATCACTCTTGCTGACAACAAGTTGGCTGAAGAAGCACTGGCCCAACAGATGCTGGATATTGCAGCAACGAACGTTGATCCCACTGAGGCAGTGGTTCAGTTCCGGAATGAGAACCCCGGTGCAACTGCTGTCGAACGTCTTCAGTTTGAGGCTGATGTTCTGGAAGCCACAGGTGATGGTGGTGCTCTGAGTGCTGCTCGTCTCCAGATCGGTACGACTGGTGCTTCTCCCAATGACATTGGCATTGCTGATGCAGCACTGGCTGACATCTCTGAGCGTCAACAACGAGACCGATTCCAAGTGGCTCAGAATGGTGCTGGTGAATTCACTTCTGATCCTGCCGGGATGATGACATCTGCTCTGAAAGGTCTGGGGATTTCGACCACACCTTCGGATGTGGAGTCTGCCATCAACTCTCTGGCAGAATCTCAAGGGATTACCCGTGCTGAAGCTGCATATTCCTATGCTCGTGCTGCTGAAGAAGAAACTCGTCTGGGACGTGCTCTCTCCATCGGTGGTGACAACCTGAGCAACTGGGGTGCTGAACGTTTTGCCCAAGAGCACTTCAAAGGGGAGAATGCTGCAATAGCTCGTGCTGCTTTGGCTGATGACCGTCGAGTTGCTGAACGCATCCAGACTGCCACAAGCAATCTTGGACGGATTGAACGGAAGATCCAGAAGCTCCGTCAACAAGGTGAGACAGTTCCTGTTGACTTGGTTTCTCAACGTGATGAGGCACGTCGTGCTGTTGAAGGTTTCTATGAGCAATATGGGAACCGTGGACAGACTGATACCCCTCCTCCAGCCGGTGGTGCGAACCCCGGAGCACGGATTGAGCAATCTCTCCGTGACGGCTAAGACAACTTTCAGGACTGGTATTTCGGTGCCAGTCCTGTAAAGAAGGGGAAACCAGATCAAGGATCCCATAAATGGCCAACGAATACACTCCCGTTTTTGATCAAGAAATGGCCCGCAAGATGGTTGTGGCCGCAAACGAGGGGAATGAGCTGGCAAACACTGAGTTTGCACAAGACATTCAGACTGCTCCTTACGGATACCTCGTCAATAAGTACGGACAGGAAGTAGCTGACAATCGTCGGCTTTATACCCAAGAACGTGCAGCCGTTGCACAGATCGAGAACGCTGATCGAAGCAATGCACAGGTTGTGGGAGACACTGGTCTCGCTGTTGCTTCTGGTCTCGTCAACGCTGTTGGTTCTCTTGGTTCGCTGACATTGGCTGCTGCTGGTGAAACTGACCAATACTTCGACGAAGAGAATGATGGATTCTCCCGTGCAGGTGTTTGGGTCTCTGAGAAGACACAGCAAGCAACTCAGTGGATCAAGAGCTTCCAGTCTGATGAGCTTCAGGATCGTCAGGGTCTGTCTGGTGTTGAGCGTCAACTGGATGCTCAAGATAACCTCGATCAATTCAACCGTGAAACCAACAATGGTGAGGATGCTTCCTTCATCGACGATTTGACATGGGTTGGTCGTGGTACTTTGAATAACCTTGGTCGGGTTGGATCTAATGCTGCTATCGCAGGTGATGTGATTGCTGAGGGTCTTGGTTCATTGGGACCAAGTGCCAAACTGGCTTCGGTCGCTTCGGGCCTTGTGACACGCACTGCAACGTACAACGCTGCAAAGATCGCAAATGCCATTGCTCCCACACAGGGAACGAAGTTCCTTGCTATGGGTGCTGAGGGTGTGAACCGTGCTGCAATCGCTTCTGCTGTTGGTGTTTCTGAGGCTGCTGGAGTCTATTCTCAGACTGTCAACGAAGTTCTGGGGATGAAGCATGGCGAGCTGATGGAGACATCTGAGGAATACGCCACGATGGTTGGTCAGGGTGTGGATCCTGATGATGCTAAGACAACTCTGGCTGCCAATGCCGGTATCGACGCTTTCAAGACATCTTTCCCGATGGCTGCCAGCTTGGGTATCATCGCTGGTAGATTTGAAGCCATGCCAATAAAATCCTTCCGTGGTTCAGGTTTCATCGGTGGACTGCGTCAAGTTGGTGCTCAAACTCTAGAAGAAGGTGGTCAGGGTGCCTCTGGCCAACTGGCAACGAACCTTGCCATTCGTGACACAGGTGTGGATCCCAACCGTACTCCCGGAGAGGGTGTAGATGAGGCTCTGGCGACTGGTATGATCGCCGGTACAGGTATGGCTGGTGTACTCGCAGCTCCTTCTGCTCTCGGAGAAGCTCCTCGTAAAATCACTGAAACCACAAAAGCTGTTGTTAACTCACCTGCTATAAAAGGTGCAGTATCGGCTGTTGGCAGTGCTGTCACTGCTGGTGGGAGTGCTCTGGATGCTGCTGCTAAAAACCTTGAGAACAGCCCTCAAGCAATGGCAGCACTGAGAGGTGTTCGTGCTGCTGGAGCAAAAGTCACTGAAAAAGTAACTCCTGTTGCAGATGCTGTGGTTAATCAAGCAAAGGATTTCAACACTCGTCCTGATCGAGATGCTCAGTCAAAAACACTCGCAGCATTAAGTGAGATTACTGAGCTGTCTGTGGTAGAGTTGACTACAAAGATTGATGGGAACCAGTCAGATAAAGAGCTTAATCTTGAGTTGGCTCGCAAATCTGCTGTTCAATCTATTGCACGCAACGAGGCTTCCGGTTCAGTTCCTTCAACATTCTCCAACACAACGACTGGTAACACTACACTGGCTCGTGTCGGTGGGATCATCTCCAAGCTGAGTGAGAAGGGTGTTCGCATCAACAAGATGAGCGATAGCGACGTTCTCTATGCCGCATCTGAGATACAAAACCTTCGCAGTTCGATTACAAACCTTCCCACTGCAATGCGGGCCAAGGTCAAGGACATCATTGCTTCTGAAGATTTCAAGAACATCCAGAAGCGTGTCACACGTATTGATCTGATGAAGACACAGGATGAAACCAAAGCAGTGACTGATGACATGGTCACAGAGACCAAACTGGTTGCTGCTGTGAACCCTGCCAACATCAATCCGGTGGTTGCTGGGAAGATTCTGGAACAGAATGATCGTACTGATGTGACTCCACAGGACATCCAGAACCTGAAGACTGCCAAGCGTATCGGTGAGGCAATCACTTCTCGTTCTGAAGCCTATGTCGAGGCACAGAAGAAGGAAGTGGTCGAGCTGTCTGTGAAGCCTGAGTATCGTGAGGGCAAGAAGCAGACCAAGCCGGTCGATCTGGTCGAGGCAATCTCTCGCAATATCTTCCTTGGTTCAGGAGACACTCGTGCTCCGTCTGTGGGGCAGTTCGCTTCTCAAATCATGCAAGGTGCTCAGAACCCAGATGGGACTGTCGAGATCGACGGTATCCCAACTGATGTGAATGCTGTCACAGATCACTTCACGAACTTTGCACAGCATATGATCAACAAGGTCGATGCTCTCAACCGGTCGTTTGCAAACCGTGATGCCAATGGCAACGGTACTGCTGAGTCGTTTGACAACCTTGGCCCTAACCGGAAGATCCGTCCGGGGCGTACTGAGAATGGTGCTGTGCAAGGCAAGGCTGTCACCTATCAAGGTGCTTCTCCTGGTGGTATCCGCTTTGCTGATGAGATGTATGCTGACGCAGTGGCTGCTGTGGAGGTCTACAATGCTCTGGTTGAAGCCTTCCCTGAGCGTTTCCCTGCTGGAGTGCTTAGTGTCCCAGATTTCGCTCCAAATGCGACACAAAGTCCTTTGAGTGACACAAGTGATCCACAAACTGATGTGGCTGAAGTCGAGACCGAAGCGGCCCCAACGGCTGTCGAAGAGGTTTCTGCGCCAGCAGAAACCGATGAGCAGGACGCAGAGGTCACTCCTCCTACTCTTGCCGAGATGATGGCTGCTGAAACTCGCACCAAAGATGACTTCAGTGCAATGAGCTATGAGGATCTGATCGAGTCTGCAAACCGTTGGTTTGTGGAAGAAGAAGGTATGGGTCTGGAAGCAATGCCAGAAGCTCGTCAGACTGTGATCAAAGAGTACACTGACTCGATCATTGCCTACTTCAATCTGCCTACAAACTTGGTCACTGGTATCACTTGGCTCCGTACTCCGGATGCTGGTCACATGGGTCAAGCCATGTGGGGTGAGCGTCTGATTGCAATGCGTGCCGGGGCTGTTCGTTCTCTCCTTGGCCCCAATGATACTGAGGGTTTCCGCACTGCTGAACACACAGTCTTCCATGAGCTGATGCACATCATTGATGCGTATGCCTCGAACGATGTCACTCGCCCTGTATCTCACAGCTCCAAGCTGTTTGATACGATCACAGGTGAAGAGGGTGCCATCTACAAAGAGGTGGTTGCTGCTGTCGATTCTGATCCAGAGATGAAGACACACTTCGACTATGCTCTGTCGTACAACAACATCGACACACTGGATGCCTTGGCCTCTGAGATCTTTGCTGAGATTGGTGCACTCTATCTGAGGAACACTGATCTGGCTCGTGAAAAATTCCCTGAAGGAGTGAAATATGTCGAAAACATCATCGAACAAGCAGGAGGCACAATCGTCGGTGAAGCCACCGATGGAAGTGCCACACAAGAGTCCAGTGGTGAAGAAAACGTTTCCACCAAAACGTCCGTGGCAGACAAAACCTTTGACAACGTCAGTCCCCAGTTCAACGAATCCTTCCTGAAACGGAAGGGTGAGTTCTCCTACGCTGATGGTGATGGGATCCTGGCCATGGTTGAAGCTCAACCAGGGACTAAAAATTATGTCGAGTTTGTCCGTCTGTACAAAGACCGGGTCATCGCTGAAGCCAACAATCGTCTGGCCACACTGAAGGTGAACAAGTCCAAGAAGGACGAGCTGCCTATCAAGGACCGGATCATTGCTGGTGACGAAGAGGTGGGCCTCTACCGTCGGAACAAGAACACGATCGCTGTTGACCGTACCACAGGTGAATACGATCCAGATCTCCTGTCGATCGCTGCTGTTGCAGTTCTCGATTGGCTCACTGGTGCTCGCTCTCAGAACATCAAGAACCTGGATGAGACCCTGGAAGACATGAACCTGACCTATGACATGGTCACAGATGATCAGATCAACACGATCATGAATGGGATCAACCCTCGTGATGCTGCTGAGACCCTGGCCAAGGACATCGTCCGTATGTGGGGTCTCCGTATCAATCCGGCTGCTCCTATGGTTGATGCCCGTGGTGCTGCTGAAGGTATGGCTAAAGAGCTGCTGGAAGCTCTCCTCACAGTGAGTGAGCAAGAAGTGGCTGCCAACCGTCAGGCTCTGATCGGTCGTAAGATCGTTCCGTATGTGGACCCAGAGAATGCTGAGGCACAGCGTCAAGAGATGATTGCCAAAGCAGAAGCTGATGAGATTGATCCAAACACAGTGATCTTCAAAGTGAAGCCTGTTGATCAGATCATCTTCGATACGTCTGTCATGCGTGAATTCCAGCAAGCCATTGGTTTGACTGGACAAGAAGCGTCTAAGAAGATGCTGGCTCCTGAGCTGGATACCATGCCTTCGATCGGTGCTCCTGCACGGTCGATCGACAACACCCAGTCTCGTGGTGATGTGAAGCTCTCTCGTCGTGAGAAGAAGACGCTTGAGCGTATGCAGAACCAAGGTCATGGACTGAACGTTGAGTTCTCTGGGATGGTCGATGTGGTTGGTCAGGAAGTTCTGGCCAAGTTCCTCGGTGAGAAGGACTTCAGCGAATTGAGTGATCGTCATCCAGTGCGTGCGTCGATCGCTGGTAAGAACCTGTCGATCGAGCGTGACTTCCAAGAAGCCATGAGTGTGATCAATGGTGTGAAGAATGCTGGGTTCACCGTGAATGGTGGACTGCCACAGGTATTCTACCGTGTGGGCATCTCTCGTGTTGGTCGTCACCAGTTCAAAGGGATCAACCCTCAGAACAACAAGATCCTTCGTGCTCTTGTGACACCAACTAAGTCTTTGTTGAACATGGATAAAAAGCGTCACAAGGATGCTTTCTGGCTGACAGTTGCTCAGGCTGCTGACATCTCTGGTTTCAACAAAGTGGAAAACCAACATCACAAGTATCTGTTGGAGAATATCCAACGTGAATTCTACGCCAAGTATGGCGAAGCTGTTGAAATGATTGGTGAACATCTGGAAGGTAGAGATCTCGATGGTGCTGCTCTGGTGGAAGCCATGGGTGGAACCGGTGAGATGCAGCAATTGGCTGCTGTCTTTGCCGTGGCTCAACTGGAGAAGGCTCTTCTGGATGGTACACAAGGTGCTTTCGAGACCACTCTCTCTTTCGAGCTGGATGGTAAGACCGATGGTCCCGGCAACATGATGGCTAACTTCGGACAGGGTATCCTGACCGAACAGGACTTCATGAACTTCAAGCGTGTTGGTTTCTTCCTCGGAACCAAGAACATGACTCTGAACAAGTTCTTCGGAAATGGCACTGAGCGTGACCTCTATGAGGTGACATCGCTCAAGGGTCAGATGGCTCTGCACAATGCAATCTCGAATGGGAAATTCTCTGACAAGGCCAAGTTCCATGCCATTGCAAATCTGGCTTCTGCCTTTGGTGATCTGAAGATCGAGAATGGGCAGTTTGTCCTCACTCGTAATGCCTCGAAGAACCCGATGACCAAGACGGTCTACGGCTCTTCTGAGCGTGGTATCGGTGTGGGTCTGGCTCAGGACATGATGCTCAAGATGTACCAAGCCCTGATCGACAATCCTGATGGGATCGTGGATTACCCCGGTGGCAAGGAAGGCTTTGAAGCTGATTTCTCTACGGCTTTCGGGATGAAGTTCCCCACAGGCCGTAACTGGAAGAAGGACTATCTGGGCCAGAATGAAGTGGACAACTTCACGAAGGCTGTGACCCAGACTCTGGGCAAGGTTCTCTCTGACACTGCCAAGGAAGTCATCGGTGATGAGATCACGAAGGTGAATGACACCTTGGTTCTGATGACTGCTTTCCAGACAGAATTCCTGACTGCGAAGTTCCGGGAACTGCTGGATGCCAAGGTTGCAGAGCGTGTCGCTGATGGTTCGATCAAGGTGAATGAGCGGACAGGTGTTCCTGATCGTTCATCCCTGACACAGGCTGACTATGATGCTGTGGTGGCTCAGATCCGTGCGTACAGCCCGACGTATGCCAACGGTATGCAGACGCTCGACATCGGCTCTCTGGGTGCCACAAACAGCGGTATCCGTCTGTCTGAGTCCATGACTGGCACTTTCCAGGCTCCATCGACGATGGTGTCTCCTGAGCTGGCCGGAGTGAAAGTCATCCCGTACATCACACAGGGTCGTGGTGATGCCATGATGATGAACTGGATCTACGGTGGGGAGACTGCTCCGGAGAATACCCTTCAGGTGTTTGATGGTATCGACATGCCTATCGACAAGATCTTTGAATACGCTCAACAGATCAACTCTGCTGTTCTCCAGAACTGGGAAGCAGATGTGATCGGTGACATCGTGAATGATGTGACAGGCTTCCTTGAGAAGACTACCAATGATGGGGATCTACTACTGAATGCTTGGACTCGTGCATTTGAGAGTGCTCAGAAGAAAAAGACCACAGCAACTGCAAAGACTCCTCAAGCGCTGATCGGTGATGTGAACGAGATGCAGCGTCGGAACCAAGCTCGTAAGGCTGTCTTCAAGCGAATTGGAGTCTCTGTCGATCACATGGGTGGTTCGGACACAGCCTTCACACAAGGGCCGGATGGTCGTGATTACACACTGGGTGAGATCAACGACATGATCCGTAAGGAATTGGGGGAACGTGCTCTTCAGAACCAGAACGATCAGACTGTGGACCCTGATGGGTCCATCGACGGTGAATTCACTGAGATCAATCTGGATGCTTTCCAGATCGAAGATCAACGTGCTCCTGTTGAAGGTGAGTTCTCCAAGCTGGTGGTCACTGATGCTGCAACAGTTATGGACAGTCTGCTCCGTGAAACTCGGAACAAGCCTGTGGCTGCTGCTGTTCGGATCCTCCAGAAGGCAAACCTCCAGACTCGTATCGTCATTGGTTCTCCTGAAGAGGTGAGCCAGTGGTACTCGGACAACATCGGTGAGATGGACGGTGGCCTGAAGCAGGACAAGAAGGGTATTTATGACCCGGTGAACGATGTCATGCTGATCACTGACAACAACCATGAGACCATGGTTCATGAGCTGATCCATGCTGCGACGTTCAAGATCGTTGAAGCGTTCTACAATGGAGATCAAACCCACAAGGATACGATTGGTCGTCTGGAAGTGCTGAACCAAGAATTCCTCGACATGGACTTCAGCAATGCACCTCAGTCGGTGCAGGACAGTGCCAACAGTGCAAAGTCTCAGATCCTATCTCTTCAAGTAGAAGACACAGCTTTCTCGAAGGCTGCTGCTCTGAATGAGATGATGGCATGGACCCTCAGCAATGAAGGTCTGATGAAGGAACTGGGTCAGAAGCAGACAAGCCTGATGGCTCGCATGACCAAGGTTCTGAAGGCTCTCATGCAGCGTCTGCTGGGTGGGGTGAAGTCAGATATGCTGTCTAACATCCAATTCAACACCGAGTTGTTGATCATTCCATCGGAGACTCTGGCTCTGCCAGCTCCTGTGGAAGACACGCTAGATGAGCTGACACCCGGTGCTCAGAAGATGACGAACTTCTGGATCGACTTGGCCGAGCAACGTCTTGATGAAGCTGTGAAATCCACTGGTCGTGTGTCCGAAAAAGTGACACAAATTTCGGACTACCGGAAGAACGCACAGAGTGCGATTGATACTCTGACCTTCGGTGGGTTCACTCTCTCTGCATACCAGCGTGAGACGTTCAAAGCGATCCACATGGTTCTGGCCATGGAGATGCGTCTGAACCCTCAGAGTGCTGCTGCGTTGAACGATATGTTCAAGCATGTGACAGACAACCTGACACCTGCTATGTTCGGCCCCACAAATGAACAGGACCGTTATTCTGCGGTCATGGAAATCTTCGGAGAAACCAAAAATGATGAAGGTGTATCAGATGCAATTGCTGTTCTTCTGGCTCTCAGCCAAA